CCGGAGATATGCAAATCATTTGTCTGCAATGACCCACAGGGAGCCAGAAAGAACAAAGCTTTAATGCATAAAAAATATAAACCTGTTGATATTAGAAAAACGTTTTTCGTGGGAGAATGAAATATACAATCAGAAAGCGAGGTGATGAAGTATGAAGAGAGTAGATAGAGAGAAGGACTGGGAACAGATAATAACAATTGAACTTTCGTTGAAGGAACTCAAGTTAATACGAGACAGCATGCGCAAAGTAAGCTATTCGGAATTAGAGAGTCTAAATAGAGGGAAGGACATTCCATATGCTTACTCTGATTTAGAGAAGTCAATAGATGAAGCTGATGATATCTTAGACGCATAAATGCAATACACGGAAAGCGAGGTGATGAAAAATGTTCATGCGAGTAGTAAACACAGGAAGTACCCATGGAAACTGCTATGTTCTGAAATCAAACACAGGAGAAATGCTTCTTCTGGACTGCGGATGCAGATACAAAGACATTCTGAAGGCTATTGATTATAGGACAAGTGATGTTTCTGGTGTTCTTCTGACGCATGAACACGGTGATCACCGTGAATCATTTAAAAATCTGATGAATTTAGGTATTCAGATTTACACCAATGATGAAACCGTGGAACATCTGCAAATCATCACTGGCGAGCTGATGAAAGGAGTTCCAGAGAAAAGACCGTTTCTGGTTGGCTCATTTACAGTAATACCGTTCTATTTGCCGCATACTACAAGGGATAAGGACACAGGGCAACTTATTCCGTGCTTCAATTATGGCTATATCGTGGAGCATGAAGAAATGGGAAAGCTGTTGTACATGACAGACTTTGAATACTGCAAGTACAATTTCAAGGCAATGCGACTGAACCACTTTGTTATTGAGTGTAACTATTGCAATGAATTGGTTGACAAAACAGCCGAAAATTACGCCCACAGGCTTAAAGGGCATTGTTCCTTAGATACTTGCAAAAGATTAGTAAATACGAACCATACGGCGGCTTTACGGACGGTAACATTAGTGCATTTGAGCAATGAAGCAGCTGACCCGGATCAGATTCTGAAGGAGATAAAAGAAGCGGTGGTTTGGGATGATGCACTGGTTCAGATTGCAACACCTGGACTGGAAATTAACTTGGACTTATGTCCGTTTTGAAAGGAGAAATATGAAATTCAAAGTAAATACTAAAAGAACTATTTTTGAGTTAAAAGACAGCTCTCTTAAAATTGCGATTCATAAAATAATCGGCGTTGGTGATGACTGGTTTCTTAGCTGCCGATGGATGAGAATAGAAGACTACTGCCTTGATACTGAGGATTTTGAAGAAGCAGTTAAGAGAGCACAAAAAGTTATTTCTGAAAAAGTTTCTACTATCGTTAAAGAATCAGATAAATTTTGTAACGATAAAAAAATTGAGCTTGATAAGTATTAAAGGAGGCGTTTGATGAGCGTATTTAGCGTACCAGTAACAATTGGTGTTAATGAGGAAGAAATTGCCCAGGAAATCCGTAAAAATGTTGAGGACAGGGTAGTTGAAAAAATTACTAAAGAAATCAAAGGAGTTATTTATAAAAAAGAGTTATATGGTAGTAGAGAAACCAATGAGCCGCTGTGTAGGATGATACATTCTCATATTTCCGAGATACTAGAAAAGAATGAAAGCGTGATCGTACAGGAAGCGGCAAAAGCCTTGGCAGATAAGATGATTAAAACCAAGGCTGTGAAAGAAGCGATAAAAGAAACTGTCGAGAAAGTTAAGGAGGATTAACCAATGAAAATCTTCTTAAAAACACTTAACAAACTGAAAAAGCCAGAACCTTCCGAACAGGAATGTAAGTACGACAAAGGTTGGAATGACGCAATCAAGAAAGTTGAAGAACTGATCTGTTCCTACAGTCCTGCGGATATGTGGATTCCAACAGATGTGAAGTTACCGCCAGAGCCAGATGTGAGAGAAAGCCCAGAAGATAAGATAAAATACAACGTTACCATAAAAGACGCCGAGTTACCAACAACCCTTACATATTTAGGCGGTGGAAGATGGGGCATGGTAGAAGAACACGGAATTGCATATTACCCAGTCATTGCATGGCAACCAATGCCACCAGTATACAAACCAGGGAGGTAACACCATTGGAAATAACAATCGGAATCGGCACAGATGAAATTAAAGAAATCATCATGGAGCATATCAAAACAAAAGGATTCAACGTAACAGAAGATGATATTTCCTTTGTTATCGGGAAAGAAGAAACTGTAACAGGAAATACAAAGAAAATCAAACACGCACTTATTAGATGCGACATTCAGATTGAGAGGTGATTGTATGGGATTTAATGTAGTTGTATTATCCGGGCGGCTGACAGCTGACCCGGAAATACGAATGGGAACTAACGACACTAATATTGCCAGATACACATTGGCGGTTGATAGAGAAAAAAGAAAGAACACAGAGCGTAAAGCCGACTTTATACCATGCGTAGCACTTGGAAAGAATGCAGAATTTGTTGAGAAATTTCTGAAAAAAGGAATGAAAATTAATATTAGAGGGAAATGGCAGACTGGAAGTTATACGAACCAAAATGGTGAAAAAATATACACAAATGACTGTTTTGTGGAATCACATGATTTTGCAGAAAACAAAGGTCAGACAGAGAATCCACAGAAACCAGATACACGACCAGTACCGCCGCCGGAACCTAGTTTCATGGATGTGCCAGATTTAGGCAGTATGGAAGATGAATTTCCGTTTAGTTAGGAGTGATGAAATGGTACAAACAGGACAGATTATTTATTTTAGCAATCAGAAAATGATGTGCTTTGATGTTGAATCCATTGAGGATATTACTGAACCACCAGAACAAATAGAAACTACATCGGTTTATGGCGAGACAAGAACGTATGCGCCGGCAATAATGAATCCAACAACTCTTTACGTTACTGGAAAGGAAATTGTAAAACTTGACCCAACAACCATGAAACGTATTGCCAGATACAATCTTGAAGAAGAGAATAAATCTCTTTTAGAAGAAATCGCAGAAAGAAAAAAGGTTATTGATGATCTTGAACAGAAAGAACAGGTTTTGCGTGACAGGTTCAGAAAGGCAATAGCTGCATTCAAAGAAATCATGGAAAATGGTTACTATGATGAGGGCGAAGATGAATACGAGAGTGAATGGGAGTGATTAAATGAAACCAGTTTTAGAAACAAAGTCTACATACAAAGGTTATCCATATGTGGTTCTGTTTATGCCAGGAGCATACAGATGCGGATATGTTGGTATACCTTACAGCCATAAGTTAGCAAAGAAAAGTGTTGATGATTTAGGTTATCTTGACTGTCATGGTGGAGTTACTTATTCAGAACCATTTCTACACGATTGTGACGATGATGATACATGGTGGATTGGATTTGACTGCGCTCATTGTTTCGATGGTTATGATATTGAGATAGCAGAACAGTATTTCGGGGAAGAACCAGAGTTTAAGAAAATGTTTAAAATAACGGGTGGTTTCTGGCGAGAATTAAATAAAGAACCAGAAATCAAAATTCGCTCACTTGCTTATGTCAAAGATGAGTGTAAGAAACTCATTGATCAGATTGAAAAGGAGTGATGCCTGGTGGATTATAGTAGAGTTTTCGCTATGAAGCGAGAACGAGAGAATCGAATAAAAAGGATATGTCCAAGCATTCCATATTCTAGTGGTATATACGTGTTTTACCGAACTGACGAAGCCGGAATAAACCGAGCGTATTGTGGACAGGCAGTCAACCTTTGCGAGAGATGTGCGAGCCATTTAGGGGAATACGATCACATAGCATTAAGCCTTAAAAAGCATAAGTTTTACAGTGAAAGTAATCCTACTGGTTGGAAACTTTCATATAGAACATGTAGAAAGGATGAACTTGACCAGAAAGAAATTGAAACAATCAAGGCTTTTGCAGATAAAGGCTTCCAGATGTACAACGTTACAGCTGGTGGCCAGTCAGCTGGAAAGCAAGTAACAGGGCAATATAAACCGCCCAAGACATACAGACAGGGAATTCAACAAGGCAAAATAACCCTTGCGCGAGAATTAAAACACATCATTGATATTCACTTAAATGTATCAATCAGACCAGAAAAAGCAAATAACAAAGTATCTATTAAGGCGTTGGAAAAATTCAACGACTTACTCAACGAAGAAAATTATCACTGATTCTAACACACCAGTAGTTCTACTGGCTAAATTCCAAAGATAAAAAATAAAAAAATGAATAGAGGTGAGTTTTGTGTCAGAAAACACAAACGAATGTGTAATTGAGTGGATTCCCGGAAGAGATTATGTAGGACTTACTGCTAAGAATGGGAGTACCTGGAAGAACAGATGTGAGGAATTAGAAAAGGAATTTCCAGACGATGTAAAAATTCTTGCCAGAAATAATGATGGATCTATTTTCGCTCACTTGCCGTATTCCTACATTAAAATCAATCCACCGAGAAAATATTCCGATGAAACAAAGAAGAAAGCTGCGGAAAGATTAAATAAAATGCGTGCAGAAAAAAGCAATACTGCGGCAGAAGAGCCGTTTTGCGTATGAATTACCGTCAGAGGAAATATAATGAGGGACAATCTTCCAGAAATGATATTTACAGATTCCTTGTCAAATATTTTGAGAAACACGGATATATGCCTTCGTATGAGGAAATTATGGATGGAACAGGCCTTACAAAGTGTACCGTCCAGAGACATATGCGGCAATTGGAGATGGATTCTCTGATTGCCACAGAACATCCGGGAATATCGAGAGCATACCGTTTGACGGAATACAGATACGAAAGGAAAAAATATGGGAAGCAAATTAAAGATGAAAGCGCCAAAGAAAAATAGGGTGTTGGAATGTGACAATCAGATGTCACAGGCATTCGCCAGAGCCATGCAGAATTCACGTAAAGAGCTGGAAGTCATGCAAGATCAAGCCTATAACGATGGATTCAATACTGGTGATGACTGGGCGAATACGATCAATTCCGTAACTATGATGTTGGCATTAAGAAAACTGCATGGATTTTCAACCAAAAGGCTTTTAGACGTAATCAATTGTGCAAATGAGTTTGTGGGACAAGCGAACCGTGGCGAAAGAAGCTTTATGAGCATGATTGAGGAATTGGAATCTGAAACAGATGTAAGAATCCCAGATTTGAATAAAGAATTGGTTAGAAGATTTGGAGTGTAAATATTATGGATTTAGAACAAAAAGCAATTGAAAGAATCCGGCTTGCGTCTGATCTCTCGTTGAAACATTATAACAAACCACTTGTATGTGAGTATTCCAGCGGAAAGGATTCAGATGTGCTTCTTGAACTATTCAGAATGTCTGGAATCCCGTTTGAAGTACATAACTCACATACCACTGTTGATGCACCGCAGACAGTAAGGCATATCAAGAATACGTTTTCTGAATTGACGGACAAAGGCATCAAATGCGAGATTGATTATCATGTGCAGGAAAACGGCAACCGTCTTACAATGTGGAATCTTATTCCAAGAAAACTAATGCCACCTACCAGAATTGTTCGGTATTGCTGTTCAGAACTGAAAGAAGGTGGGAATCCTAACAGAATGATTGCAACAGGCGTTAGATGGTCTGAAAGTAGCAAGAGAAGTAATAGAAGCCCATTTGAAGTATTAGGACAGACAGCAAGCAAAAGTATCGGCGTTTCTGATGAGAAAATGCTTATAACCGATAATGATTGTACTAGAAGATTATTTGAAAATTGCCAGATGAAAGCAAAGACAGTAGTTAATCCAATTATTGACTGGACAGATCAAAATATCTGGCAGTTCATTGGTGAAAAAGATATTCAGGTATGTGAGCTGTACCAATGCGGATATAATAGGTTAGGTTTCTTAGGCTGTCCGCTTGCATCGAAGAAGCAGAGGGAAAAGGAAATGTATGATTTCCCAAAATACAAGCAAGCCTATATACGTGCTTTTGACAGAATGATTGAGGAACGCCGGAGACGTGGAAAAGATACGAAGTGGAGTTGCGGCGAAGAAGTTTATCTATGGTGGATGCAAGATAACAACGTAGTTGGTCAGATGGAATTATCTGATTTTATTGAGTATTAAAATCATGTACCAACTGCACAATAGCGTGCCAGTTGCTTACATGGGGAAAGTGAGGAAAATGAAAAAGATATTAGACGCATGCTGTGGAAGCCGAATGTTTTGGTTCGATAAAGAGAATCCGGATGTGCTGTTTTCAGACAATCGAGAGGTCCACACAACGCTGTGTGACGGGAGAGAACTTCTGATAAAGCCTGATATAAATATGGATTTCAGAAATATGCCGTTTGATGATGAAACATTCAAAATTGTAGTTTTTGACCCACCACATTTGATTAATGCAGGAAGCAGTTCATGGCTTGCTCTGAAATACGGAAAATTGCCAAAAGACAGTTGGAAAGAATATTTAAAAGCCGGTTTTAATGAATGTATGAGAGTGTTAGAAACTGATGGAATTTTAATTTTTAAATGGAGTGATGAGCAAATTTTATTTTCAGAAATATTGAAATGCTTTGGCACTAAACCGCTGTTAGGAGATAAACGCGGGAAGACCAGATGGGTAATTTTTATGAAGTAGGAGGACATAATGACAGAGCAGGAAAAGAAAGAACTTCTGGACGAACTTGAAAAGCGCATGGACGAAAAATACAAAGGTTGCCTTACCAGAGAAGATATCGCAACCACATTAAAACACCGAGAGAAAAGTGGTTCAGAGACGAGAACGGAATTGGAAGAGGTTCTCTGATGGCGAATGCTTTTGATTCTTCCATTATCTCATGGCAGGTTTGGGAAACAGTCAGAAAATTGACTTGCGTTATCTGCGGCAAGCAGTATGTTAGACAGCTCGCAAATGTAGAGAATGCGGATGAGATTGCAGAGAAGCTTTGCCAGTTCGTTTATGATTTAAAGATGGATTTCAAGAAACAGGAGGACGAAAAATGTTAATTCCAACAGTACCGGCTAAAGAATTTAAAAAATTTGGTTTCAAGAAATGTGCAGGAGAGTATGGAAAATCAGAATGCTATTACCTTTGTGTCTCCAGAGGAATCAAAATGCTTTTCGTGAGCAATGAATATTTTGATGTAAATAACTGGAAGGATGATGATCCGAGGATTCATAAAAAACCAAATTGCAAATACAGAGATAAAAGAACATATCTTGATATTATTTATGAATTGATAAAAGCAGATATGCTAAAGAGTAAATTTGATAAGGAGGACGAAAAATGTTAATCAGAAGTCAGGATAAAACAGCGCTGGTAAAGTTTGAAAACATTGTAGTCAATCTAAAACTCCCAGATTCGTTGAATGTTATATGTTGGAGTTTGCATGATGCACAGAGAAGTGGAGGATATTTTATTTTAGGAAAATATTCCACAAAAGCAAAAGCCATGAAAGTACTGGATATGATTCAGGAAGCCTATGGGGATTCGGAATACACAAAATATGTAATTCCAGAAGTATGTAGGATATTAAGTATGAATCCAAAAACGGAAGAAAACAAAGCGCATGCAGGAGAAATTGGAGAAATGCTTAAAAAAGGAATGACGTTCCAGATGCCAGAGGATAGCGAGGTGGAAGCATGAAGTACAGAAAGAAGCCAGTTGTAATTGATGCACTTCAGTGGACTGGTAAAAATAAGCGAGAAATGTTCGATTTTATGACGGACTATCAGTGTACAGACCAGTACGTGTCGGCAGAAGGTAAGAATTTCTATATTGACCATTGGAAGGTTCTGGGTGGATTGGTTATTAAGACACTTGAAGGCGAGCATCTTGCAAACATTGGAGATTATATCATCAAAGGTGTTCACGGAGAGTTCTATCCGTGCAAACCAGATATATTCAGAGAAACTTATGAGGAGGTGGAAGAATGAGAAGAGTACGGTTCAGATTAGAACAATACAAAGATGAGATAGAAAAGAAATCACAGTATAAGCATGGACTTCCAGGGAGTGCGCTGGATATCGTGAA